ATGCTTTACGCTGGCGGCATGACACTACAGAAAACACCAATCCCGACTGTCTGGGTCGCGCCAGTCGATGAATGGCAATCAGCACTAAAGGCGGCCCAGCTATCACCAAATACCATTAAGACGCGGGTAGATAGGTTTAGGCAATTTGCTAGATGGTACGAGGCAGGGCCGGCGGAATGTACCACGAAAACATTAATGGAGTATTCTGCGGCGCACGAATGGTCATGTGAAACGCGCCGAAGCGTCCACGCGACACTGCAGAGCTTTTTTAGGTGGTTTCACGGTGCGGGCTACGCCGATATTGACATTTCCGCCGGTTTACCGAAGGTAAAGCCTTCCTCTCCGAAACCGCGTCCCGCGCCTGATTCCGCCGTTCGATCAGGTTTAGAAAATGGTGGAAACAGAGAATATTTTATATTGTCTTTAGCAGCCTACGTTGGTCTACGGCGAGAAGAAATCGTTAAAGTACACTCGAAAGATATTATTGAGGATATTTTAGGATATTCCTTGCGCGTTCACGGAAAAGGTAATAAAGAAAGAATCGTTCCGCTGCCGGAGCTTTTAGCTAGGCAAGTAATCGCCGAATGTGCGCGCAATGCGGGCTATTTGCTGCCAGGTAATATAGACGGGCATATGTCCGCTAGGTACGCCGGAAAGTTGGCGACACGTTGTCTACCTGGTGACATCACTTTACACATGCTTCGGCATCGGTTCGGGACGGTCGCATACAACCGCTCCAAAGACATCGCAGCGGTGCAAGATATCTTAGGTCACACGAACCCTGCTACAACCAGGCGTTATATTGCTGTTGAAAATAGCCGGTTGCGTGAGGTTGTTTCTTTAGCAGGATAAGAAGGGTAGGGGACGAAATATAGTCCCCTACCCTTCTACTTTGATTCCAAGGCTCTTAAACGCGCCGCGTGGTCTTGGTGAGTAACATTAGCGGCTGATTTGATTTCACCAATTTGATGCCCTAAAGAGCTTAGCTCTTTACGCATTGCGCGTGTAGATGCTCGTAATCCGGTTTGCCGCTTTTCGATTCGGCTAATAGCGTCCTTCATGCTTGAACCATGATTATGCGACACTTCGGCTTTAACGCTTTTAATAGACGTATGATTACGCAACGTACCGATAGCTGTAATCAGAGTAGCAAGAGCAGTCAAAAGCCCTGGCAGATGTTCTAAAGTCATTCTTCCGCCACTTCCGCAGGGGTGTGCAGGTAGGCAGTGCCAGTTGCAAAGATTTGCCCAACTAGAGCTAGCCAAAGAGGCGCAACGCTTTCTTCTAGCACACCATAAACCACCAGCAACGGAACGGTAGCAGTAGCAATTCCGTAAGTCCAACGGCGGAACTTAGGCGTAAATAATGGAGTGATTACGCTGTATTCTTCGCGTTTTTCGGTGTGGCGTCCCATGTTATTCCCCTACTACAGCGTTAGCAATACGAGAGATATCAGCGTCTACAGAATCTCGGTAGCCTGAGCTATTTGATCCAGATTTAGCTGAATCGGCTAGTGCATTCCACATGGAATCGGTAACTTCGACGGCGTTACCGTATTCCTCGGCAAATCGATTTGCCTGCGCTTGACCGGTGAAACGGCAAAAGAAGCCAGAGCCGACCAAGGCATATAAGTGTCCGCTACCAGGTTTATGTGAGCCGGTAGAGTAATCTTTCAAATACACAAATAACATTTTCTTACCTTTCTTTCGTGGTAGGGTGGTTGGTTTTGGTTGGGTTTTAGTAGCTCTCCGGTAGTATTTCAGAGCTAAGTTATAAAGCTCTTTTAATCGTGGGTAATAGCGTCCTGGGCACTCTGTGCCTAGTGCTGGATTCGCGTCCTTATGCCCTTGCAGGGGAACGATGCGACCTATCAAGTCCCAACAGTAAGCAATTGACTGTGCGACGGTCTCGAAATCGTCCTTACTGCAGCGCGGATTACATTCAATGCCGATTGAATGTTCGTTATCTGGGTAAGCGTGCCATGCAATGCGGCTGAAGTCTACGATTTGGTAAACGATTCCCGCTGATACAACAAGGTGTGAAGATACCGGCGCGGGATTGCCGTACCGGTCTTTTGCGTTGGGGTTGCAAAGATGTGCGGTAACGCCTTCGATTCGTAATCCAGCGTCGGGGGGTCCCCAATGATGAATGTCGATATGAGTAATCCAGCTGAGAGGTCGTGTGCCAGAATCGTTAGGCGACGTGATAGAAGTAATCAGCTTGAAAGGATATTTAGTCATAGCTTCACCAATCGGTAACGTAGCTTTTGTAAGGCTCGGGAATCGCCAGATCCAACCTGAATAATACGAATAGTTGTGTGACTGCTCGTGTGAGCAACGTTGATTACTGCGGTGTATCCAGTGGTTGCTTCGGTTTCGTACATGAATCCATAGCCTGGGGGCGGCGTGTATGGGTGATTAACATTCATCGAGCCCGCGTATGTCCCCTGAAAGTTGGTTAATGAGAAACTAGGGAGACTAGAAAGCGTGCCCGTGAGAACGTAACCTTGACCGTTGATGACCAGCTGATTGTCTGCGATTTTCGCGGCGGAATCTTCGAGGGCTTTAATGCGGTTTGCTAGCTCTGTGAAATTTTCGTTTACGTGTTCAGCACGTGCAAGCGCGCCGGGGGTGAATGTATGCATTTATGTTTTCCTTTCAATAGTTGAGAGTGGTTTCCCAAGTGGTGGGGGTTATGGTGTGAGTAATTTCTTTTATCTGCATAGTGTGAATCTCGCCGTTGCGGTGCACGTTGATAATCTGAGCTGGGTCAAGATTTGCGATGGCGGTGTAGGTAGATACTTTCGCTGTGGTGAGATGGAAAGTGTTTGATTGGATCGCCGGGGTCTGAGTAGCTCGTTTAAGTAGCCTGGTTGCGGCGTCTCGTTGTGCGCTCCCCACTAGCGGGGTTAGCAGGTCTACTGATTCGGTTGCGCCAACCCAGGTAGCTACCTGGGTTGGTGCTTCAACGGTTATTACACGGTCGGCTGCTTCCCACCCGTCCAGGGTGCGTACAGCCGTGTGCGTGGTTGATTCAACCGCGGTTACAAGACTTGTAGAGTTCCACGCTTCACTAATCTCCGTGTAATACAGCGCGGGGCGGGTGAGGTGGACGTCTGAAATCGTTACATCCGATACGCTTGGTTGAGATGGGCGTACTAGCACGGTGTTAGATCGGTTTACTGTCCAATACCCGCCGGTTGTTGCAGTCAAAGCGTCGAAATGCGAGGCTAGGCTGGTTTCCCAAACAGTGGGGGCAATTTGCACATCAGACGAGCTAATACTGAACTCAATACCCCGCGCTGACTTTGATAGTCGTTTGGCGCGCGCGGTGAACGATTCCTCGCCATTGCCATGGTCTGCCTTAGCTCCGTAACGCACGGTGTTAGCTAGCGTGGCTACCGCGTCAGCGAAAGTTAGGGTAACAGTTGTTTTCGCTGGATCAGTTGGGTGAGGGTTGATTTGTGCTTCTACTAGATTCCCCGTATACAAGGGCGTTAAAGAATGCTTCAAATAGCAACGCGCCGGCGTACCGATGGATAACCCTAGTGCGCGGGGGTCACACCCCGCGCCTTTGAGTTCCACAGTCATTAACCCCACGATCGCCGAAGTTCCTAGCCGTGTCATGCCCCTAGAAATCGTTACCGCCGTAGCCTGGTTAATGATTGATTGCCAGGTATTGAAATTCGCACCGGAATCGTACCATCGACGCGCGTTCCAATAACTTGTGTTCCAACGCATTGAGCTAGGCGCGGGGGCTTCAACGTTCCATACCACGCGATTCCAACGACTCGTATCCCACTGTAGAGCACTACCGTCCGCGATAGGTGCGTAAACTTCCACAGCTAGGGTGTCATAAGGGCTAATCTCCTGGTCTGCATTCGCTTCAATCTCTAACCGAAGAGTGAGAAGGCTAAGAGATTGTAAGCTAGTAACGGTTAACTCGTTAGCTCCTTCAGGGATAGGGTATGTCGCGTTAAACCACTGTGAAGCTGATACCCCATTATTGCCCATATCGAAGGTAGCGAAAGCGTGGGTAGTCCCTGTACGCGGTTTGACATAAGCGGCGAAAACCAGGTTAGCTTTAACCCCCGCCGGAATAGGAGGTAATGGAATACGTAAGAGATCATCAGTGAAGAAAGTATTACCCTGCCTGGTAGTAAAACCTTTCACACTGTCGAAGCTCAAAGGGACTTGAATACTCATGCTCGTACTCCATTTGTGGCGTGGTAATGCTGTAATGATTGGGCGACGCGCTTACCAACGCTCATTGAAGGTTCTAAGGCGTTTACAGTGATGTTGTAAACCACCGGCACGTGGGTGGTAAGAAGCCCGCCGGCGCGTACCTGGGGCGTTAAAGACACAGTAGCGTCGAGAGTGTCGGTAAACGTGTTAAGAGACTTCTTAACGTCCCCGTACTGGTCTTCAAGTCCCTTAATAAACCCTCCAATAACAAGTTGCCCGGAGCGTCGTAGAATCGTGGCGTCACGGCTAGCCGGCCCTTTCCAGTCTGGAAGCCACGACGTTAGCGTGTTAAGTTTTTCTTTCACGCTTCCAAACATCGAGGTAATACCGTTCAAGAAGCCGTTAATAACGCTTTTGCCCGCGTTCCAAAGCAGACTGTTCAAGTTTCCTAGCGCACTGAGGATACGGCTAGGAATGGAAGTGACAAAGGCGATAACGCTGTTAACCCCCGCAGTCGTGGTATTTTGGAAAGACTGCCACGCCGAAGCGGCTACCGTCCCAAGGATTGTGACGATGGTGCGGATACGGTCGTAGATTTTACCTGGGATAGAAGTAATGTAATCTATCCATTCAAAGAATTTTGCTACCATTGCGTCAACGATTGCTTTAACGGAATCTTTAAGCCATGTCCACGCATCAGATACGGCTTGTATGCCGTCCCAAAACATGGTTTTCGCACTCTCCCAGTATTCCCAAAACTTTGCTACCACCCAGTTCCACCACTCAACCACCTTTTGGCGTGCGTCGTCGTTGGTGGCGAGGAAAGCTACCAACGCGCTAATGAGAGTTGTAACCACTAGCAGAATCGCACCGATAGGATTCGCAGCCATAGCCAGGTTGAATGCGATAACGGCGGCTTTTGCCGTAATAAATACCTTTTGAAGTGCTGAGATGACCTTGACAATCTTAATCCAAGCCAAAATAGCGCCGGTGAAAGACGCAACGGCCGTGGTAAGTGGAATAAGCCATGATTTATTACGCACAATCCATTGACCAAGAGACTTTAGCCGGGGGATAACTTGCGTTAAAGCAGCTTTGAAAGTTTGGAATGCAGGGACTAGAACTGCGCGGGCTTTGTCGGCAAGGTCAATAACCGTTGGTAGAACGTTAATCTTAACGTAATCGATAAACTCTCGTAGGCGGGGCACACCCTCAACTTGCACCCATTCGGCAAATTGCTCTAACCGCGGGATCAAGTACTCTGCAATCTTTGAAGCTAACTCGGTGAGAATAGGTAAGACGGCCGCGCCGGTAACTTCTGCAAAACTGCTGAGCGCGGCTTTTAGTACCTGGCTTTGATGCGCCATAGTATTCTGTTCGCGCGCGAACTTTCCCTGTGCATCGCCAGTCTGTTCATAGATAAGTGCTAGAGTGGCGGCTGCCTGGGCTTCACTGGATAATCCCGCTTTGGTCTTGACAAACCCCATTTCTAAAGCTTTTGCTTCAATCGTGGCTTGCTTCAAGGTGACACCATAACGCTCGATAGGGTTTCGTTCACCCTTCAAGGCTGATGACAAGGCAGCAACGGCGTCTTTAGTCTCGCCGCCGAACATCGCGGCCATATCCGAAGCCAAGACAATGAGGTCATTAGTTTTCGTAGCGGTTTCATCCATGCTGTAACCGGCGTTTTTGAGTTGAGAGCCTATGAGGGTAGCTAACTCCTGGTATGAGTTTTTGGAAAGTCCGACGTTTACGGCGGCTTTATCCGCTAGTTTCTTCATCTTTTCGCCGTGTTCTTTGAACACATCCTCTACCGCACCGGTGGACTGCTCAAGGTCAGCTCCCATGCTAAGCATTTTCGCCCCCACTGCTCCACCAAACGCGCCTAGCGCGCCGGTGGCCACAGCAGCGTACTTACCAACGCTTTTCAGATTGCTGATAAGGCTCGTTAATCCGGTTTCTTGAGATAGGTTTTTAAACGCGCGGCTAAACTTGCGCGTTTCCGCAACTACAGTTACGATGACTTTTTTACCCGCCATTACGCTGATTTAACCTTTCTAAGATAAGCCGAATTTCTTTAAGCGTTAACTGGTTGATTTCACTAGGGGGAATGCCAGCGTCAACAACTAAGATTGGGAAAACAATGTCGCGATAAGCGTCACTCGTTAGCGTTGATGAAACGAAAAGTTTCATCCAGCTGGTTTAGCTGGATTGCGCGCGCGTCTTCTAAAGTGAAGTCTGGGTTTTCCCGTCGTTTGAGCAAGTACACAATGTAGGTAATCGTTGAAAAACGTCCTTTGCCAGTTTCAAACTGTTCACCGATTTCGGTCATGGAAAGGCCGGTGTGGTTTTCAATTTCTTCAACTTCACCAAGAGTGAGTTTGTTTAGTACTTCTTCGTTCATGTTAAAATCCTCGTCTTGCTAGTAGTTCTTCGATACCTTTCGCGTATCCAGCGAAAGTTTTTTCTCTAAGTTGAGTTTCGGCGCGCGATAGCCACAGAGGCATTTCATGGCCGGGTAGCCCGTAGTGTCGCACTCCGGCGTAGGGTAGGCGGTTGCCCCCCACTGTTACCCTTACGGCTAGTTTGCTTCGGCTAGGTTTAATCCCGCGTCGTAGTTTCCCACTTTTAACAGGTGCTAACTGCTGAGCGCGGGAAGCAATCGGCGCAGCTAGCCTTTTGTTGAGCTGGGTTAGGTCTTTAGCGTCAACTCCAACGCGGGCGGCGTCTCTAGACAATGCTCTAATACCAGCGGTTTTAACCCCGCCCGCGGTGAAGTCGAAATCATCTAAAACGCCCATCTTTTAGCCGGCTAGCGCGTCGGTCATATTATGAGTCCCAAGGTTACTTTCGCGGGTTTTCACCGCGAAGTTAGTTAGCTCGAACTCTAGTTCCCAGGTGCTCCCTTTCTCATCGCCTGCTTCACTGGACAAGGTGGGGGGAATATCTGGGGTAATCGTACCGGTGTAGTGTGGCTGGTTTTCCGTGGCTACCTTGTTCCCGTGTGGGGCTAGAATCACGGTTAGGGGCTTACCGATTGACTTTTCGATGAGCTGGTGAAGCGAAGTAGGGTCGGTGGATTGAATCGCTTTAACCTTTAGCATGCGTTTGAACGTTTTACCGCCGGCTGCATGGTCTGCGAAAGTCAGCGCGTCACTATCGTTTTTCTGGGCTGATAGTTCCCAACCGGCGGTATCCGCCCAATAGTCTACCCCGCCAATGGTCAAGCCTAGTGCTTTGCCTAGAATGCGGGTGTGAGTTCTGATAGTTCCCATTGTGTTAGTCTCCTTGCTGGTAGGTTAGTGTTACGTTGAAACGTGCTACAGTGCGGGGTTTTTCGTCTGCACCGGTAATAGTTGAGTACCCTTCACAAGTGATTTCCATGGTTTCCCAAAGTGCGGCCATGATTTTCCCCGTGAGGACATCTGCGCGTTTCACTTGCTCCACGGGATCTAAACTAGCTTTTGGAAAAGCTAGTAGTTCGTAGTGAACGTTAACCCCGTAAACTTGTTCAGACGATTCAATAAAAGGGCTGTTTTCCCCGATGAACACGTATTCGTCGAAACTGTTTTTAGGGGGTGTGGTACGCGGATTTAGTCCCGCGTTGGTTAACGCAGTGACTAATGCTTGCCTGGTTTCTTTTGCTACGTTCTCCATCTAGGAAACCGCCAAAGGCAAATAAGGTTTTAAGATACTACGTACCGCGTTAAGTGGGTCGCGGGCGATACGGTAGGTTATCCCCCCGTCCACATCAGTAAAAGACTTGATGCCGTTTGGAGCGCCCCGCCTGTGCCAGAGTTCCGCGGCGGCTTCAACTACCACGCGTTGCAACACGGTTTCAGGCACGGTGTTACCCGCTACGTAGTTGTTAACCATTTCCAGGGCTTCACTGCAACAGTCCATTAGGTACGTGTCTACGCTGGTTTCCAGGTAGGCGGCTAGTTTAATAGCCGCCGTTTCTAGGCTTATCATCAGGCTTTAACCTTTAGCGGAATTAAGCCATCTGAATACTCTAACACTGGTGCATCGTAGTAGTAGACTGCGAACGCCTCGGTAAGATTGGTAATATCACCCTCAGATAGGTTAACTACCGGGCTTGCGTAGTATTTAATAGCCTTTGAGGAATCAACGAAAGCGCCTAGGACTTTATCCCCGAAGTAGTTAGCGGTGTCAGCTCGGAAATCTGGAATAATCCGGATAAAGATATTAGCTTCCAGGTTCTTAATGTTAGCTTCACCTACACGGTTAACGCCCGCGTCCTGCACGCTTACCAGGGGTGCGCCGGTGGTGTCTTTCCAGCTAGTCAATACCTTAAAGGTCGGTAAATCGACAATGAGGGTATCAGGTGATAACCCTACTGCTCGCATTTTCACATTTGCGTCAATAACTAGGTCTTTGAACTCGTCCCACGTTAAAGCGCCTAGATTGCCTTTAGTGGTTAGGGCTTTAGCTGTGTTATCGGTAATCGACTGCTTTAGGAAAGCGGTCATACCCGCGGCGGAATGATTCGCGGCTGCGACTGCCAGGGCTTCCATATTGGTTGAAAGCACGTTAACCGCGCTGCGTTCAATAGCAGTACGGGTTAGGAAAGTACCGCCCGCATGCATTTTAATGGTCGCGGTAGCGGTTTCGGTTTCCAGCTTATTGAACGGTACTTTACCACCCTCGGTGTAGTTTTCAACCGTGATAGCGTTGGTCCTCACACGTAGGTATTCGATTGTGTTACCGGTTTCTGGCAAAGGTAGGCGGGGGAAAATAGCGGCTAAAGGGTTGCCCTGGTTGATGATTTCAACCAGGTTCTTGATAGCTGTTGGCATCAGGTTAAATGAAGCGTCATCAGTGGACTTTTGCGGGGTTGCGTTGCGGGTATTGAGTGCGTTAACTGCGGTATCATCACGTTCTACCACTACCGCCTTTAGCAGTTCACCCATAGAGCGGTTTTCCACCGTTGGTGCGGTAGCGGTGTTGGTGGCCATTGTTGCCAGTTCGCGCCCAAACTGATTTAGTTCTGCTCGTACTTCTGCGAGTTCAGCAGCTACCTTATCGTTGGTGTTTTCCATAACTGGGTTTTCCTTTCGGTTTATTGGGGTGGTTTCGTTTAATTTTTCTCGAACTTGCTTCACTTCTGCGTCGTCGTACGCGGGGAATGGTACGACTGAGATTTCTCGTAGGGTGATTCGCGTTTGAGTGCGTAAGTTGTCGCCGGCTTCGTCATAGTTATCGGTGAATTCGTTTTCGATGAATGCGATGGATAAGCCGGAAATTGCGCCGTCACGTAATAGGGTGAGGGTTTCTTCCCCTAATGGCGTGTTACTGATTGTTGCGCGCATGGCTAGCCCCTCGTTGGTATCCCAGGTTTCAACCACTGTTCCAATAGGGTTACGGTGGTCTCGGAAAAGGGGGAGAGTTCCTGCGGGTAGGGTGACTGCCCCGCGCGCAATTTGTTCGCTCCACCCGCTGAAAATCTTGGTTGGTGTGTCGTATGGGACTGCTAAACCAGTGATTTCTCGGGTTTCAGAGTTGATTTGTTTTGCGCGTAGCTCGTATGCATGGCGTTGCATTATTCTTTTTCTCCTAGTTTGGTTAGGGCGTGTGCTGGTAGTCCCTCAATCTCAACGGCCGCGTACTCGGGTGTATAGATTCCGGCGTTAATAGCTAGGGTGTGGGTTTCCATGCGCTTTTTCGCGTCAGGGCGGAGAACAGCGTCGTAGTTAAACCGCGTTACCATTCCGCGGGGTAGTAGCTTGCTTAACGCGTTTTCAATCTCAGAAAGATATAGAGATACCGTCCATTGCATGAAGCTTGTATTACCGTCCTGCAAGTTCTGGTACGTCATGCTAGAGCCGTCTAAGGCAATACCCATTAGGTGCGGTGGTACACCGAAAAGCATGGCTATTTGTGCATCAGAGTATTTTTGTGATTCTAAGAATTGAGCGTCAGCTGGGCTAATGGTTACAGGGCTGTAGGTGATTCCATCACCTAGGACGGCCACGCCGTTTAGGGTTGAGTTACTTTCATTCCAAGCGTCTTTAGCAGCTTTAGCGGTTTCTGCGTTAATGGGTTGATTGGTGGTTAGGATACCGGTTGGTATTCCCCCGCGCTCGAAGATGTGCGCGCCGGCATCTGCGATTTGATGTGCGCGTTCTAGGGTTTTACGGGCGAAACCGATAGCAGATAAGCCGGCGGGTTGCCCTGGCATGTGCATAAACCGCGCGTGTGCTAGGTCGTTAGCGCGGTATGCTTTTCCGTCGTATTCCGTCCACCGTACCCCGTTAATTGAGTTAAGTCGGGGTGTGCATTCGTTAGGGTTTAGTACTCGGATACCGGTTAGCTCGCCGTACTTGTTCCTAATAGCTAAAGCGTAGGCGTTTCCGGTGAAAATCATGCTCCCCATTAGGTCGGCGATTAGGTCGCGCTGGGTGTCGTAGTCCCACGGGCGCGCTAAAGCCGTTGGCATGCTTTCGCCGGTTAGCTGTTGACCGTTGCGCCATGCGTCTAGGCTTAGTTGTTGAGCAGCGGTTTGCAAGATTGAAGCAGCGCGAAAAACAGCGGGTAATCCTTGGTAGCCTGTTTCGGCACGCGCTGGAATACGCATGGGGGTGGGCGTGTAATCAACTACTTCTACACGGGGCGCGGCATTGCGTTTTTCCAGTCCGATTAGCTTCATGAACTTCATGACTGGGATATTATAATTTTTACCACGTTTCTCCCCTCGCCCCGGCGTGTCACGGCCTACGGTATCGGCGGGGTTGCTTGTTCGCGCGCCGGTATTGTCTTTCGATTTCGATTAGTTCCCGGTGTTGAGCTACGACACGGTTAAACGCGGTGAGACTGGTTAAACAGTCTGATCTCCAACCGCAACGACAAACGGCTAGATAGGTCTTTTCGGAAACATCAAGGCGTATGTAATGGTGTTTTTCGTACATTAGAAGATTCCTAGCGGGGTTTGAGCAGCGGCGCGGTAAACCGCTAAAGCGGTTGCCCTAACGGTATCGATAGCCCCGGTAGAGTGTTTCACGCTGAAAGCCAAAGTGTTACTGATTGGCATAGCTACCAGGGCGGGTAACTGCTCCAAGACCGGTAGCGCGTTATCGTGGGTGATTTCACCGCTTTTAACCCGGTCTATCAGCGCCTGGCATGCGGTGGCATATTCTCTGGCGCTCAAGGTTTTAACTCTAATGCTGTGGCGTTCTAAAAGGTCTTGGATAATGGTTCTGTTAGTCCCCGAATCGTCTGCGGTTATGCGCGTGTATCCGCGTTGGTAGAGTTCAGCTAGTTTAGGGCGTAGCCACGCCGTGCCGGGTGCTGAGTACATTAGGCTAGTGTGGATGCCTGCGGGGTCTTTCCAAGCGGCCGCAATGCTAGCGCCGTCCCCGTCCTTGGATACGTCAAACGCTATTTCAACGGTTGAGGGTGAAGCGGGTGGCGCGGGGTGTCCATCGTTAAGGCGCTCCCAGATTTCCAAGGGTATTACTGCGATACCCCCGGTGGTTTCCTCATCAAGGTTTAAGATTCCGCGTTTCCAGCTGGCTAGAGTTGATGATTCTGCTAGTTTCAAGATTTTTTTCTCATCTTGGGTGTGTCCTAAAGCGGGGTGGAAGCTAATGGCTTGGGGGCTGTATGGGTTTTCCCGTACTGCGTCAGGGTCAGCGCTCCACTCGAAGTAAGCGACGCTGGCCATAGGATCAGTAACGGCTTGCCGTCCTTGTTGAATCAACCGGTTAAGGTACGCGCTGTTGCCCGTTCCTTTGGTGGATACTACAATCATCTGGCTATCTAGGATAGTGAGCTGGGTAGGGTTGATAGCGGCTTCTAACGCTAGCCCGCTAGCTTCATCAAAAGCCCAGGCTTCATCAATAGTGACCATGTGTAAGCTATCGCCGTGGACGCTTTTAGGGGTGGGCGCAAAAGGGCTGATATAGCTACCCCTGCGTAGGTATTCGATACGTTCGCTCCCCTGGGCTTCGCGTACTTTGAAAGAATCATGTTTTTTTTCTACGTCTAGCGCTGTGATGATCTGTTTCCACCGTTTACGCGCATCTTTACCGGTCTGCGCAGTCATTAAAATCTCGTGACTGTTGTAAGCTAGCATTCTATCTACTGCTAGGGCGCGTAGTAACGCGGTCTTACCCGCCTGCCTTGGAACACTGACTATTACGGTGGGGTATTTCCAAGCTCCCGGTGTGTTCGGGTCAATCTGAGTAACTACATTAGCTACCTGCTGTTGCCAAGGCATTAGGGGCGTCCCTAGGTATTCTGCGACTGCTGCAACGCGCCGGCCAAAATGTGGAATACCTGGGATAAGCTGAGTTGCGTATTTAGCGGTTGTCATTGGTCTACCTCGGAGAGTGCTTCACGGGTAAGGGCTTGCAATGTCTGGTCTAGAGCGTCTAGGTCGGTGTTTCCGCTAGTGCGTATTTTCGGTAACTGCTCTAACGTCTCCATGTACTGCTTGAACATGTTGGCGGTGGCAACGCTAACCTTTACGGCTGCAAGTCCCTTATCAAGTCCCCGCGCGGTTGCTAATAGTGCTGGTTTCTTAGCTTGTTCTAATGCTCCCATTAGCCCCGCCGTCTCCAAATCAGCGAATAGCTTAACGGCGGCGGTTTCCAACTCTCCCGGGGTATCATCTACTGGGGGTTCTGGGTCTGTTTCAATCTCGAAAAGTGGCATATCAGTAAACATCAGTGAGTCTTAGGCTGGTTCAAGCCATTTTAAGGGGGTGCGGGGGGAAAACTTTGGGGTGGGGCGGGGATGAAGCCGGGACATAATCAGAAAAACGGGCTACTGCCAAGCATTAGACTGCCAAGCACGGCGCGCGGGGCGTTTGATTGGCTTGTTCCCTCGACTAGCGTTACATCCCATATGAGCGGGGCGGAGATTGTCTAATGTGTGTGTTCCACCAAGCGACTGAGGTATGAGGTGGTCAGCGCTCATGTATTCCGGTGTCCTAGGTCTAGCGTCTGGGTCAATCGGTAGCCCGCACAGGTGGCATTGCCAGCCGTAGGTAGCCATTACCAACCGGAGTATTTTACTAGACGTGTCTCCGTGCCATTTCATCGTTCTACCCCCAACTGTTCTGCGTACCATTGGTTGAAACTAGGCACTTTACCTTTACGGAGATCGCTAGCGTAGGCAACAGCTCTCTTAGCTCCTGATAGCTCTGGATAGTAGTAGTTCATAAACTGTTCATGAGCTAGGTCTTCTGCAGTAGCTTGCATGGGCTGTTCTAATCTTTCTGCTTCACGTTCAGCCTTGCGGAGTAAACCATCGTATTCAGCCATTTCATCAGTAGACAGTGAAGATAGCCTGCATTCAGGACAGGTCACAATAATCTTGGGGTCTGCTGTGCCAAAGTGCGGACAACGATCAGTCCAATTCTTAGGTCGAGGTACAGGATAATCAATCATTTCATTACCTTTCGTCGGAGGAACTTTTACACCGGCGGAGGTCGGTGCATAGACCTCCACCTTTAGGTGAGGTGGGTTAGCATTCAGTGCCGGTAACTCTTTGACTTTTCCGCGGAATACCGTGTTTTTACGAAGCTGAGAAAGCCTCACAGCGAACTCGGCAGAGCGTCGCATGAAGCGAACGCGCCGGTTAGCTCGCGCGTCACGTACCAGTTGAGCTAAGGCTTTCTTGTTTACTCGGAAGTAAGATGGCTGTCGGTTTCCACGCAGAATGCCACCACGCTTCCAACTGAGAAGCCCAAGCTCTTCTAACTCGGTCAGGCAATGGCGGGTCCATCGTTCCGACAAGCCAGCAGCATCGGCAATCTGGAAAGCCGTAGAAAAGCCTTCACCTGAACGATGGTCAAGCTTTGCAGTCAGAGCGTGCAGGATAGTGCGAAGCCCTTGCCATTTGCGACCAGAAAGCTCACCCCAACCGGCAGAGGACAACGCAGTAATCAAGTCAGGAAGTTTCCAATACGCTGTGACCCTCTTCTGAGCTGGAGCGGGTTTAATATCTGGTACTGCCTGACTAAGCTGGCGTAAAACTTCTTCAGTGTTCATCCTTACCAGCCCTTAGAAATTCCAGAATGTACACAACGCTCGTAAACCATAACAACGCAAAAAGCAGAGTATGAGTTAGCAGAGAATGCTTTACAAACAACAGGATTGGAGCAGTGCAAACAAGCGTCACTGCAAACATGATGAACTTGAAAAACAAGAGTTCGTTAGAGATTTTCACGATTAAACTCCCGTGCGATTTGTTCGCAACAGTTGTTAACCGTGCGATTCTGAGAAAACGGACACTGAGGAGCAAGGATCTCGATTAAGTTGGAAGCCATCTCACGAACCTGAACGATAGCAGCAAGCTGGCACGGGCGAATAGTACGATTAGTTGTTGCAGATTGATAAAGGACGTCCAGGCTGTCGAAAATCTCTGTAGCCTGCTCAATCTCGTATACATGATTCACCATGTCACTATGAACACTCATTTTCCAGCACCTCTCAAAGCATCCTGTAAATAATGAATATGGAGACGTGTAGCTTCGTTATGACGAGCTAGAGCGTCTAAACGATTGCGAATATCAAAAATTCGTTCATTAGACTGAGATAGAGCCTTTTCGACTGCTTCTAACTGCTGAATCATTTCTTGCTTACTCATTGCGAGTGGCATCCTCTGGATAACGAGAAAAAGGTGAATAAGAAGCGTAAAAAGCTTCCGCGAGTAACTTCATGGCTTCTTTCCAAGTCATTCAGCCGACTCCATCACATCTACAGAGGTAACAAGTTCGATTACGCCAAGAGCAGTAAGGCGATCGAGGTCGTTCATGTTCCAATAACGACGTGAATAAATTTTGCTGTTTAAGCCTGCGAGGCTTAAACCTAACTTCATTGCCATTTGGGCGCGGGTCAACTTAAAGCGAGTTATATGTGAAAGAACTGCTGTTGAAATAACTTTCTGCGTGTATGACATATGACAAAGTTTATTTCGTTTTGTGATAATCCAACACGCAACACGCCGTGTTAAGTTTTTCAAAAAGCTTTTATTCTATGTCATTTTGACGTAAACTTTTACTATGAAAACATTTTCTATCACACCTGAACTAACAGAAATTCCAGATTTAGCTGCCGTTGTGGCTTCAAATATTCGCGCTTTTGCGGCGCGCTTAAATTGGAGTCAGTCAGATTTGGCACGCGCACTTGGAATGAAACAACCTACCGTGTCTCAAAAATGGAATGAAATGCGCGCCTGGAAGCTGGAGGAATTGGGCTACGTTGCCCATGTACTTAATGTAACAGTTGCGGAACTAGTTACACCACCCGCCGGGTATGACCGGTGGTACAACAAAAACCGCCCGACCGGTGAGATTCACCAAGCGGGCGGGTGGCGCGCTCGAAGGGACTCGAACCCCCAACCTTCTGATCCGTAG